CAAGGTGACGACGGTATCAACATCCTCAACGACATCAATGCAGGTAAGGTAATCGCAGGCCACGGCCACTTCTACAGTACCTCCGGTGATGCCTTCCTCGCCCACCCCATCATGCGGTGTGGTATTGACAACGGTGAGAACAACTTCGCGGAGCCTCAGATCTCCTTCGACGGTGATGCCGCCGCTAGGGTCAGTGGGCTAGGCTACAACCACACTAACAGCTACCCGTTCTTCTCAAACAACGGCGCTGTGAATATGTTCTGGGCTGGGTACTGCGCTTCGACGGTGCAGTTCCGGGTTTACCACAGAGCTGTGACTTCACCGTGCTTCTCATTCCAGTCGGATTCCAATACAGGTATATACCAACTCACCTCTGGTGACGACGGTACTATTGCCTTCGCGTCCCAGGGAGTCAACGTTGGTCACTTCGACACATACGCGAACTTCTATGTCGTGGGCAACATCGAGCCCACCGGACAGGTTCGCCTGAACGAGGGGACTGAAGAGAACCCCGCCCTCACGTTCGCTAACGACACCAATACCGGATGGTGGCGCTCCGCAGCGGACCAATGGTCGTACCGAACAGGCGGCACCAGCACCAACCTCACGTTCAAGCTTGGTATGTCCACGTTCGGCGGCGGCATGCGTGTCGCCAACGGATCGACCAGCCAGCCCTCGATGGCGTGGAACTCCAACACCAACACCGGACTCTACCAGTTGTCCTCAGGCGACGATACGATTGCCTTCTCCAACGAAGGCGCTCTGTCAGGGTGGTTCGACAATAACCTCGATCTCCACGTTGTCAACCAGATCCACGCAGGCAGTACCGTAGAGGCCCCGCTGATCCTGGGTGACCAAGGCACGTTCTACACTGGTATCAACATCGGTTTCGAAGATGGTGAAGACGCCAAGTCGTGGAAGATCTACAACCCGACAACCACAGAAGATCTATACATTGAGCCCACGGTACAGGATCTCGCCTCACCATCCCAGCACACTGTTATTAACTCGGAACTGGTGTTGTGGCCTGACCTTCCGGATACAGTCGGGTCTGTGTACGCGCCTACAGCCTTGGATTGGTCGCCTACGTTTACACTGAATCCCTCTTTTGGTACGTTGTTCACTGGCATTCAGATGAACCCCGATGTGACCCACGACGGCCAAGTAGCAATTGGCACGTTCCTGTCAGCAGGAGGGACTCAGACAAATACAGTAACCTCGTTCTTTGCTGCTACATTTAGTTTGTTCTTCTGTAATACTGTGTTTAATACCGCAACCGCAGGCGGTAAAATCATGCCCGCTACGGTCTTTAGAACTGATCAGGTTGTTCAGGCGACCAACGTGACTGCCGCTTGTGATACAGTGGGTGGTCTTTGGTCTAGATCATTTGCTGGTGTCCCCTCCTTCCAGTCGTCTGGTGCTTCTGGTGTATTGACAGTAGACAAGTACACCGGCCTTCATCTTACTGGAAAGCTAAAGGCACTGGACGCGTCCGGTTTTGTCACAGTTACTGAGTGGAACGAAATTGAAATTAATGATATTGGGTACACAGGTGATCTGGGTACATCTACGCTTACTACCCGTAACTTCATCAACATGGCCGACGATGCTGCCTCTACCAATGTCAATGCCATCCTGTCTGTGGTGTCATCTGGTGCCAACAAGAAGTTCATCAACCACACAGGCACAGCGATTAGTTTCTTCGGTGGCGACATCGAAGCACCTTCGTTCACCCTTACTGGAGCATCAACGTATACTCAGACGTATTCAACCGCAACCCTGACACACGCAGCAAGGACAGCACCGGGCGCAGGGGCAGGGAGCGGGGCTGACGGTACTACGTTTAGTGGAGCAGAGTGTGACGCTCTCGTAGCTGACCAGCAGGACACCGCGCAGGTACTAAACCAATTGATCGATGACCTACAGGCTGCTGGTCTGATTAACTAGGAGATAATATGGCACTACCTAAGAATCGTTCACATGACCACGTCCAGTGGAAGATCTGGTATCACGATCCGGAGAGCCCCACGTACTGTAAGACTTGGTCTAACGTAGATGGCAAGGCTATCGACTCCCAGGTTGAGGGTGTCATCTGCATTGTGCAGACCTCCGACCAAGGTAGATCTAAGGACATCGTGTGTGAAGCTGACCACTACGCTATCGATGAAGAAGGTAAGTGGATCGGTATGGACGCTGCGGGTGTAGCTGACCGGCGTGAGAATAACCTCCACTTCCACGCTCTGAAGAAGGGGCGCTGGATCAACACAGACCGTTACCAAGAGATCAAGTCCAGGGCGCACAACGACCCGGACTTCGGGGGCTTGAATCGCCCGGTGCTGTTGCAGGAAGTAAACTTCCTTGTCAACAGACCGATCAGGCACCCAGGAGACAACTAACCCATGGGAATGGGCGGCGCACATGTCTATCATCAGCGTGCCTTTAGAGGACGTGATGATACTGCTGACTCGAATGAGGATGCGGGTTGGATTGCTGCCCTCAACACAGACTGGACGCAAGCTACAGATACACCGTTTAGATGTCGCTTTCTAGTAGAGAAGCAGGCTGGTTTCGTTCAAGCTACTACCTATATGGATCTGTACTACTCCCACAATGGAGGGACTTGGACGTTTCTAGACAACGCAATTGAGGCAACCACAACCGACTCAATCCTGCACTGCATTGAGTCTACAAACGTAGCAGGGTACGTAGAGGGTGATGATACTACATTCCTGCTAGGGGCTGCTGAGACACTGCTCGCGAATAACAACGGTATCGTTGAATCGTCGGCACTCACCCCGAACACCACATGGCCTGCGGCCAGCCCAACTACGTACCAAGCAGACCATGAATGGTGTCTGACTCTACGAAGTAGCCTTGTCTCTGCGGGAGACACGATAGCACTTAGAGTATACACCAGCGACGTGTCCTTTGAGCTTGTAGCCCCTGGTGGCTACGATTTCGAACCAACGATAACAGTACCCACCCCAGTAAACACGGGTACGATTATGAAACTTCAAGGTGCAACCGCTGCCATCATGGGCAGCACACTAACGATTAAATAGGAGGGTACCATGGCACTTACAGAAGAACAGATGCAAAAGGCAATGGCCTACACGGCCAGAAAGATGAATGCGGATAACGTCGATATTCGAAACAGCGTAGATGTTATCCGGTGGATGATTAACAACCCGCTGCCGAGCAAGGCAGAATACCAAGCGCAAGTAGCTATCTGGGAAGAAGAAGACAAGGCGGCACGACGCGCCCACCTCGAATCAGAACTAGCTAAACTAGATGAATAAGGGAGAATGAAATGCTATCAAATGAAGAACTAGAGAAGGCTCTAAGGTGGGTCATCCGAGGCTTGAAAGAAGCTGAGATCGACCCCAACAACGTTCAAGCCGTAGTAACATGGACGTTGGAGAATCAGCTGCCCGCAAAGGATGTGTGGCTAGCTGAAACAGAAGAGAAGGATGAGCAGGAGCGTCTTGCTCATATCGCAGTACTCAAGGCGGAACTCGCCAAACTAGAAGAAGTAAAGGGAGGCATCATTCATGTTTGATCTAAAAGAACTACAGCAACTGAGCTATTTCCTCAGCAAAGCAGCACTCAATGGCCAGGAGAGCGTGGCTCACGCCACTCTGCTGATCAAGATCCAGAACCTCATCCAGAGGGAAACCCCCACGGAAGAGTAAAAGATCCTGTAACGCGTGCATTTGGTTGAGAAAATTCCTATAATTAGGTAGGACTATGAGGAGATAATTATGTCTGATGATGGATCAGCAACGATCAAGAAGTACCAGCGCAGGCAAGAGAAGATCGAAGATGCCGATAAGGCCGCGAAACAGAACATGAAAGCGGTCATCTCAAAGGCGATGAAGGATGAGGGAACTCATAAGAACATCGCCAGAGAGCTTCTCAAGGCTCGCCAGGGAGGCGGCAACTCAATCAAGAATCGTTCCTGTTGGGGCGATGACGGTGATGATGAGTTCACCGGTATCCACGAAGAGCGACCCTGGGAACGGGACTGATTCGTGCGTACCAAAGGAGTTATTGAGAGGGAGCTAGCCTTCAGTGAGGCGCAAGTAGAGTCTCTAGAGGGCCAATTGCGGACAGCCCAGGCTGACAAAGCTGAGCTGCAAGCACAGGTTACAAAGCTTCAGGACGCCCTGGTTTCGGTCAGGGCGCCTGAGGCGTACCGTGACCAGCAAATTGAGAAAGAAGAAGTAGACCGTGTGCCGATGTCCGAGGAAGCCATAAAGAGGAACCGCCTTACTCAGGAGACAACGACTGAGTATATGAACAATCTTGAGGGCCCCTTGTTCAAAGATGCATATGCTCTTGACGATCTTCTGACGACGGCCCTGGTGCGTGCAAACAAAGGCCCCGTCAGCCTACATGGGAACGATGAAAGCTAATGGGCGACTCTACAGCTACAGGCGCAGCTAATACCAATTGGAAGAAGGGTCGGCTCCACATGATCGACTCCATCAAGGCCGGTGATCCGTCCTTGGGGAAGGCCATAGGAGTCTACGCTGAGGAGATCAACACCAACCGGAACAGCCGCCATTGGGTGCGGGCTGTCCAGTGGGTAGAGAATTTCCTCTTTTCACTAGGTAGGCACTACGTTGACGACATCCTGATCTCTAGGCTGTCTCGGGACTCCTCTGGGACCAGTCAATCGTACAGGAAGCAGCCGACAACATCCCCAAGCCGGTCAATGATCTGCTGGGTAGGTACATCGAAACGAATATAGCCCTGCTGACTGAGAACAAGCCCATCCCTAGGGTGGACTCAAAGTCGGGGAGAGCAGAGGATGAAGACGCGGCGCAGCTGTCAGAGCTGACCCTGGAGTACATGTGGGAAGCCCTGGATCTGCCTGAGAAGCACCGTGAGATCGCTAGACTGATCCTGCACTGTGGCGTGTGCTGGATGGAGATCATCTATGATGAGACCCTTCCTAGGCGCATGACGGTTCCGGAGACCGAGCTGTCTAAGGGGTCTATGATCTCCGCGGGCGACGGGGCTACCCTGAACATCCCGGTGCCTAGAGAGACCGAGATCCATGATGAGCGAGGACGCCCTATCTATACCGATAAGGTGGAGTATGGGGACGTTAGCGCCACCATCATCAGCCCATTCGAGATGCATCTCCCCATCAACCACTGGTGGAACGATGAGAACATGGGCTGGGTCATGCGAGAGTATTACACCAGCATGGAATTGCTGATAGACAAGTTCAAGGCCAAGGGCCTGTCCGGTCTGACAAAGGCGAATGGATGGCACCTAGATCGCCTGGACGGGGCACAGACAGTCAACGTGCGGAACCTACCCATCTGGTGGTGGGAGCGATTGGCTGACATTGTTGAAGGAGCAGGGCCCTCCCTATATGTAGGGACGCCTGAGACCTGGGAAGGCTACTCCACGGTACGGATCTTCGATAGGAAGCCGAACCCGACGTGGCCCCGAGGCAGGACAATTATGACGGTTGGGGATCAGGTGATCTACGATTCCCCCAAGAAGAGAGGGGCGAGGGCATATGACCCCCGCTGGCCAACCCGTTGGCACCCCTATATCCGGTTCCGCTGGGAGGCGCAGCCTGGAAGCATGTACGGTAGGTCGCTGGTAAGCAAGCTCCTGCCGAAGTTGAAGAGAGTGAATGCGATCGATACTACTATGATTATGTGGCGTCGTACCGTACCTATGTCTGCTTGGGTCATCCCGAAGGGTGCCCAGCCGATTGAAGACCAGTGGCTCGGACGCCCGGGACAGATCTGGGAGTACGACCCTCGCCGCACAGCGGGGGCAGCACCCGAGCCTATTTATCCGCCTCCCTATCCGGCTGCGGCTGAGCAAGAGCGTCAGCAACAGATCGCGGAGATGGAAGCGATTGCAGGTACAGAAGAGATCTTGAGAGGCCAGCGGCCTACTGGGGTTAACTCCGCAGCTATGATCGACATCCTAAGAAAGCAGGCGCTAGCAGGGCGTTCCTCTATCTTGCAAGAATGGGATGAAGCTCTGCAAAAGGAAGGCTCGATCATCCTCCAAGAAGTTATCAAGCATATCCGGAACGACGACAGGTATGCAGAACGGCTAAGGATCTTGGCGCGAGACAAGGTAAGCACACTGGGCATCAAGAGCTTCAGTGGTGCGGACCTCAGTGATAACGTCATCGTCCATATTGACACTGCCTCTATGGCGCTGTCGAGCAAGGAAGTGGGCTCAGGGCTAAGATCCTTGAGGAGATGGGGTACAAGGACGCGATGATCCCGAGCGGCGTTGACGTGGCCCGTGGCAAGCGCATCATGGCCTGGATCCGACAGGAAGCGTATGAGATGATCGTACCGATTCCTGAGGATGATCCGTTCATCTTGTACCAGATGTTCGTGGATGAGATGAAGTCTGATGGCTTCTACAACCTGAACGAGCAGCAGCAGATGGTGCTTGTCTCGTTGGTGGATCTGTACAAGAGACAGGTCGAGCTACGGCAGCAGGCTATGATGGAGATGCAGGCGATGGCCCAGCAGCAAGGCGGCGACGGTGGAGGAGAAGAAGGTGGTTGATCTAGGTAAAGCCTGGGCCATTGTCAGAGGCAGGATCTCCGGTAACCGTGAGAAAGCCTCTGGCGTGCTTCAGAGTATGAACAACCACAAGCGCCGAGAGATTGGTAAGCAGCAGGCCAGGAACAGAGTAAGACGACCGAAGGGAGCATACAAGCTGGGTGAGAGTCCTCGGAGGCGGTAATGGGTAGGACACAACTGATCGGGAAAGATACCCGCGGCACCGCTTGGATGCTCACACAGTCAAGGCAGTCGGTTGATGCTTGGGGTGGTGGAGATAAATCGAAGCCTAAACCGAGGTCGAATATAGGCAGCTCCTACTCCACAGGTCTCACTGGCCCTACAGGTGGAACAGGTGCGGTGGATCAGTCAGTGTCG